CATTATTAAACAAATTAACAAAGAGAAAGAATGACTAAAGAAAGATGGCAAGAGCTCTTAGATATACATGAAGAAATAGATGAGCTAAAAAATAAAATAGTAGACTTAAAAAAAGCAAAAAGTTTAAAGCCTGAGCTGTACATACCAAGAGATTACGGCTATTCAATTTCTATAAAGCACATGAATAGTGCAATTTATGAAAGCATTATTGATCATGAGATTAAGATATGCCAGGATGAAATAGAAAAATTAACTAAAGAATTTGAAAATGGCTAAAGATTGGACCATAGAAGAAATGCAGTACCTGGTTAATCACTACGCTGATAACTTTACTGAGGATGTAGCTAAGGCTTTAAATAGAACTGTTAGCGGAGTGTATGGTAAAGCTTATTCTCTTGACATTAAAAAGAGCAAGCTGCATCATGAGAAGGTAATGGCTAAGACTTCAATTAAGCTAAGAGAAAATTCTAAGATACACCGTTACGCTAAAGGTCATGAGCCTGCTAATAAAGGAAAGAAAGTAGCTCTATCTACCTACAATAAGTGCGCTCCAACAATGTTTAAGAAAGGTAACAAGCCTCACAATTATAGGCCTATAGGTAGTGAGCGTATTACTAAAGATGGATATTTAGAGCGCAAGGTAGCAGAGCCTAAAACTTGGCGAGGAGTTCATATCTTAGTATGGGAAGAGGCTAATGGCCCTGTTCCGGCAAAGCATAAAATAGTATTTAAGGATAACAATCAGCTAAATTATGAGCTAAGTAATCTTGAATGCCTTTCTTATGCTGATGTGATGAGAAGAAATAGCATAGTTAGATATCCTGCAGATTTAAGATTTGCAATGAAAACACTTAAAACACTTAAAAAACAAATAAACAATGGCCAGAAACAAAATTGAAGATTTAAGAAATCACCTCTTTGAAGTAATAGAAGCGCTTAAAGATGGGGATATTGAGATGGATAAAGCAAAGACTATAGCAGATGTAGCGCAAGTAATTGTTAATAGTGCTAAAGTAGAGGTAGATTTCATGAAGGTGGTGCATGGTAATGGTAGTGGATTTATTCCATTGGATAACCGAGGGAGTTATGAGACTGCTAAGCAGCTAACTGTAGGAGGTGAAGATGAATGAGGTAATAACTCGTGAATGGCTTGTGGATCATGGATTTAAAAGTACAGGTGCAAGAATATATTTTCTGAAGGATAAGGATTTAGGCTATGACTTGGGTATTGTTAAAATGGCCATTGTAAAAGCAAAATACGGATTTATTCTGTTGGAAAATATTAAATTAACAAATGAACTTAGTGAGTTACACTACGTATTAACAGGAGAAAAATTATGAAAAGGTATAAATTTATTCACCCTATTACAGCTGATGACCATATTATTGAATGTGAAAAATTACAGTTATGTGATGGTTATTGGGAGTGCTACATAGATGAAAGAATACATCATCAATTTCCTATATCCTGGGCAATGATAAAAATAGATTAAGCATTTCTTCCACTAACAAATAGGTGTTAGTAACTAACTTAAAGAGCTCAGCACTACGCTGGGCTTTTTTATTAACCTTTACTTATGAATCTATTTAGAAAGAAGAAGGAGCCAATAGATTTAAACGCGAAGCTGTTACCGGAACTATGCAGCTGCACAATTATACAGTGGAATTACAGCGAAGATATAGGCCTTGAGTCTACTTATGCTGAGGATATTCCTTTTATGTTTGACGCAAGACAATGCGTGGGCATCCAGGCAGAAGTAGAGTTTAGAAAAGATGGTACTTACTACGTAGGTGAGCGCACGTTAGCGCTGATGCAAGGCATAGATAATGCAATAGTAATAGATGTGCCTTACAACGAATTTAAAAAGCATTTTCAAGAGCTTAAATCTAACATAATCACAAATGATTACATCATATCGCGAGGGTAGAAATGTCATAATCACTACTTGCAAGAGTGGGGATAAGTTTTTAATGATGAGTGATATCCATTGGGATAATCCCCATTGCGATAGAAAGCTACTTAAGGCTCACTTAGATAAGTGCTTAGCAGAAAATATCAGCTTTGCTGTTAATGGAGATTTATTCTGCTGCATGCAGGGCAAGTATGATCCGCGTAGAAGTAAGCAGGATATACTTCCTGAGCACAACGTAGCTAACTATTTAGATGCTTTAGTTAATACTGCTATTGATTGGTGGAAGCCTTACGCTCACTTACTTGTATTTGTTGGATATGGCAATCATGAGACTGCAATAATAAAGAACTGTGAGACTGACTTAATTGAGCGCTTTGTAAGCGGATTAAATAGAGAAGCAGGCAGTAATATTTTAGTAGGTGGCTATGGTGGGTGGTGGATTCATAGAGTAATGAAAAACGAAAAGAGCGCGATGGTGTTTAAAACAAAGTACTACCATGGATCAGGCGGAGGCGGAGTAGTTACGAAGGGAGTAATTCAAAACAACCGTATGGGTGTAATGATTGATGGAGCTGATTGCATTTGGGCAGGCCACGTGCATGAATTATACCATCACTCTGATATGGTCGAAGAGTTATGCTATGCTGCAAATGGTGGCTATAGAATCAATATGAGATATGTGCATCACATTCGTACAGCAAGTTATAAAGAGGAATATGATGAAGGCTTTATGGGCTTTCACGTAGAGCGCATGAGACCTCCTAAACCTTTGGGCGCTTATCTATTGCAGTTAGATTTGGAAAGAATAACTAAACCCGTTGACACTACATTAGTAATACCTACTTTTGTGCAATGGAGAGACAAATAAATTACAATTTTAAGCCACTAACGAGGCAAAGTGAGGCACTTAAATTCTTATCAGCAGATTCAAATGTAGAGACTATACTTTACGGAGGAGCTGCAGGCGGTGGCAAAACTATGTTAGGCTGCATGTGGCAAATTCTTAGGCGCTTAAAATACCCAGGTACACGCTCACTAATAGGCCGAGCCAAGTTAGATACGCTGAAAAAAACTACTATGAATACTTTTTTTCAGGTAGCAAATGATATAGGCTTAAGAGCAGGAGAGGATTACAGTTATAATCAGCAGAGCCATATCATTAAGTTCAGCAATGGCTCAGAGATAATCTTAGCCGATTTATTTCTCTATCCATCAGATCCTCACTTTCAAGACTTAGGAGGCCTTGAGCTCACTGATGTATTTTTAGATGAAGCTACTGAGATAAGTGAGAAGGCATACAGTGTAGTGTGCTCACGTATTAGATACAAGTTAAATGAATTTGGATTAAAGCCAAAGATATTACTCACCTGCAATCCTGCAAAGGGATGGATTTATAATCAATTCTACTTACCATACAAGAATCAGAATCTACCTGAGCACCTTGCTTTTGTGCAAGCGCTACCTGGTGATAATATACACTTACCGGATGCTTATGTTACAAGCTTAAGCAGATTGCCCGAAGCAGATAGAAAAAGACTCTTAGAGGGAGATTGGGAATTTGATAATAGCAGTGATAGACTATACCTTTATGATGAGCTCATGCGCTGCTTTAGGGAGCCAATGAATGTAGGAGAGGGATACATCACAGCAGACATTGCCCGACTTGGAAAGGATAGAACAGTGCTTTGTGTATGGAAAGGATTAAGCTGCATTGATATTGTTATACTTAGGCAGAAGCGACAAGATGAAGTAAAGGCGGAGATACAGCGCTTAATGAATCAGTATAGTGTTAGGCTATCTAACGTGCTGGCAGATGCTGATGGGGTGGGGGGAGGTCTCGTTGACAGCCTACGCTGCAGGGAATTTATGAATGGTAGTAAAGCTGTGAGAGGAACTCAGTACATGAATCTAAAAGCTGACTGTTACTTTAGACTTGGCGAGCTCATAGATAAGAATGAGATTACCTTTCCTATTAAATGGCAGGAAGATATCTGCAAAGAGTTAGAATTGATTAGGAGAGTAGATCCTGATAAGGAAGGTAAGCTAAGAGTAACATCAAAAGATACTATCAGCCAGCGCACCGGAGGGATTAGCCCTGATATAGCTGATGCTATCATGATGCGAGCTTACTTTGAGCTGAATAGGAACTACACTAAGTATGCATTTATCTAAGTTAAAGTGTGATTTAGCACACTTTATCCTACTTAAAAGTGTGTTATGAGGGATATTGCATACTATAATATGGATTAGATGCTATTAATAACATCTTCGCAAGTATAGTAGACTTTTGTAGTAAAATTATCAGGATGAAACTGACGTAATTGATATAAACAAAATAGCCCTACACGTTTGTAGAGCTATCCTGTAATCAAATAATCAATATAAGCCTAAACCAAAAGGCTAAAATGGATAGCCAAATATATCACACTTAATACTATGTGCATAAGTATGTGAATAAGATGTTGAAACGAAGTAAGTTAATAGTCTAATTTTGAGCACATGAAGAATGAAGAGGCACTAATACAAGAGGCAGTTATTAACTATGTTAATGCTCAGTATCCTGGCACTCTTTACTGTGCGAGTGCTGGAGGAGTTCGTACTTCTATGAGACAGGCTGTAATGATGAAGCGCACAGGATATGTTAAAGGCTTTCCTGATATCTTTATCTATGAGCCTCGTAATGCTTTTCATGGCTTAGCTATAGAGATGAAGAGAGAGAAGGGGGGAGTAGTAAGCTTGCATCAGAAAGAATGGCATAAGAAGCTAACTGAGAGGGGATATTTCTGCGCTATTTGTAAAGGCTTTGATGAGGCTAAAAAAGTAATTGATGAGTACTTACACCTCTGAAATAAATAGATGTTATGCCGAATGGCGCAGAGTAGCAGCAACTGTTACCCGGTTAGATTTAGCTGATGAGCTTTTACATGATACGCTGCTGAAGATATTAGAAAGTGATAAAGATAAATTGCAGGATATTCACGATAGAGGCAAGCTTAACAACTACGTGAGCAACGCTATTAGGTTATCTGCACGCTGCAGTAATAGCTCATTCAATTATACTAGGTTAAGATTCGAAAAGATACGCAACGATCTAAAAGATGATATCATAGATGACGTTAACAAGAGTGTAGGGATGCGCTTAGAGAATGAGCAGTTAGATATATTTATTAGCAGGCTGCCATACTTTGAGAGAGAGCTATTCTTTCTTTATGCATTAGATGATTTCAGCTACCAAGAGTTAGCTAAAGAAACTGGCATACCTTTGAACTATCTTTACCGTACAATTAAGAAAGCTAAAGTAACACTTAGAAACTCGTTACAAATATGACTAAAGAAAACTACGCTGCGAGGATTGAGATCTGCAATAACTGCGAAGTGTTTAACATTCGCTATAAGACTTGTGGGCCTCCAACTAATGCTATTAATCCATTTGCTAAACCAACTGAGCTTAATGGGCATCTATTCAAGCCATGCGGCTGCCCTATAGATCACTTAGCAATGTATGCGGTTAAGGATTGCCCAGCTAAGAAATGGCCTATCTTAGATGATAGATTAGTAATTGAGAATATGCTGGCCTTTATTGAATCTTTGAAAAGAAAGAATCAGGTAACAAGCCAAGATATGAAAGTGATTGGTGAGCTGAGAAAGAAGTACACTAAGTTAGATTACCCTGGTACATCATGTGGCCCATGCGCTAAGAAATACGTAGATGATGTAGAGAAGCAGTTAGAAGAGGAGCTTAATAAATTAGAACAAGCTCAAGCACTGCTCACTCTTGAGCAAATACCTATACAAATAAAGAAACGAAGAGCTAAACGTAAAAAACTATGACTATCTTAATTATCTACTTAGTAGGCTTCCTACTTCACACCGGCATACTCTGCCTAAACATTTACAGACATCAGAGACACTTATCTTCATTCCATTGGTATGCTTACATAGGAGTGGTATTTACAGGCTTTGTATGGTTGCCATTTTGGATATACATTACTGTGCTACGTTTTCAACAGCCGAAATAGTTTTTAACATTGGTAGAATTTGTAACACATATTAAATACATTTGTTACATGTGTGATTTTAAGCAAAGAATGATTTAGGTTTTATATGCCTCCTTAGCGTCTCACACATGCGCTTTGGGGGCTATATTTTTTACAGAGGGAAGCGATTAACAGCAGTGTAAAGAATGAATTGAGCTACTGCGGGATAGTAACAAAGCTCAGGGGTATGGCTAAGGTATAAGCCCCAGGTTA